CATACCCAAGAACTTTGTCAAGGGTTGAATTGGCATTTATAGTTCCTTCGCTCATAGCTTCCCTTTCATTGCAATTACACCCCAAGCCACCAAGAAAAATATGGCAGCGGCTACTAGTATGCAAAGCCCCATTGTGATGGCCTCGTCTATCTCTTGCTTGCGGTTCTTTGCCGCCCTAGCATCCAGTATCTCTTGCGTTCGTCTGCGCTGCACTATGCTGTTGCGCTCCAAAAGAATCTGACTCCAAAGCTGGCTGTGGCCTTGGTTAATAAAGTGCCACTTCAACTCTTCCTCGGCTTTATTTAGTTCATGCAGTTGCATGACCGTGGACATCGCTTGGCTGGTATCTGAACTGTACTTCTTCTTCGGGTCTTTGACCGCTTCCTTGGCTACCTTTTCCTTTGCGTCAAAAAACTTCATCACGTCGTTCGTGATGCCTTGGACATCCTTGCCCATTTTTATAGCAGCTTGGATGCCTTTTATAGCACCCTGTGCTACAGCAAAAGCGGTTAGTGGGTCAATCATGGCGCTCTTTCTTGACTACCTCCAACACCCAGCGACACACCCGCCCGTCCTTATCTAAAAATTCATTGGCTCCATACTTCTCGCTGGGCAGCACGACGCGGCACACCAGCACAATTTTTGTATCCGTGTTGGGCCAAGGTATCTGTGCTGAAGCGACATCAAGCATCACACCATTTCTGATTGGGGTTTAACACGGCTATTCAACCTTTTATGAGGTTTAGTATCTTGCTGTTATCTGCTAGAGCCACAATTTCATGCCATTGTTCATCAGGCACGTCAAACACGTCTCCCGCATTGCCAACTTTTTCCCACGCTGGGTCTAAGTGCATAGACCTAATTGCAATAGAACCAGCCAGAATAATTGTTATATGCCCTTCCCCTTGTAAATGGTAATGCCCAGAAACAATGTCGTCTTTATTGGGGAAGTCGTAGTACGCGCCTTTTAAATCGCGCACCGCATACAGTGTTGTTATTGCAGCAGCCATTTGCGCTCTCTACACAGTCTGCCAAGACTCTACTGGAATAGTGGGCCAAGTAATGTTTCCAGCAACAGGGTTAATTGCATATTGCCGCACAGCGTTACGGTATGTTACAAACTCTTGCACGTTGCTTAAATACGGGTTGCTTTTTGTTGGGTCACCAACATCAGGGATAACTGTCCAATCCGTAGCTTGCAGTTTAGTTGTAGCTGTTTTCTTGTTTTCGCCAACAGTAGGTAACGGTACAGGCGGTACTGGGACTGGAACCTGCCATGCAGCAACGGCGTTAAGCGCCCATTGGGGTAGTGTCTCTATGCGCTCGGAACGTGTGGGGTTTTGTAACTCTAAATTGCCGTAAACGTCATACCACTGAAGGGCATGTACATCATCTGGGGTTCCATCCCAGAGCAAGGGTTCTTTAGCTACGCTATCAACGATAACGGTTTTATCACTCGGGACTATTGTTACTCTCATGATTTACTTTCAATAAATTTGGGGGTTTGCACCGTTGCCAATAAAACCTGCTGGCTAGCCTGATTTGCCTTTGTCATCTCGTTTCGGAACGATTCCACTGCCGCGCCAGTGCTACGCTGTTGCTGGCTATTTTCAATCATAAGCATAGGCATCCATGCGATAGCGCATCCATACTCATCGACATCTGCCCCTGTATTTGGGTTAGTCCCACGTAATTTTGTAAACCAAGCACATTCAAGCTGTTTGCACGGATTAAAGTTATCGAGGGGGCAGTTGGCTTTAACTTCTAGTTGCATCGCTTAGTCCTTTGTAGCTAGTATTACGTCAACGTAAGCTACATTTATAGTCGCGGTTGCGGAACTCAATGACCCACTAAAACTGTGATCGTGTGAACCACCGCCACCCGTTGCCTCTGTGGTTCCCCCCGGAGGGCCGTTATTTGAATTTCCTGATGATACTTTTACACTTAATGGAGTACAAGCAGTAGGCTGTTGACCTGCATGTGCATGGCTTGGTATTTGTGCTGTACTCAGCGTAGTAGCCCCAACTGTTCCAGACACAGAACCCGTAACCGCAGGGGTTGCAAATGCAGTGCTAAAGGCCACAGAGCCACCAGTTCCCGCTGCACCAGAAACAACCCTTAACGCTTTGTCATTATTTGTCGTTAATTTTGTAAAGCCCGTTGGCGCTGCTGTTTGCGCAAATAACATAACAGTGCCAGAAGGTATCCCCCCCAAGGGTGCTGTACTTGACCAAGTTGTCCCGTTACTTGTTAAAACATTACCGTTGGTACTTGGAGCTACAAACTGGACAGAAGATGTTCCGTTGCCAAGCATTACGTTATTAGCTGTAAGCGTGGCTAGTCCAGTACCACCGTTAGCTACAGGAAGAATACCTGTTGTAGATACGGCTACAAAATCAAGGCCGTTCCAAGCTACAAGGGCTGCGGCTCCCGCAACAACAGTTACACCAGTAGTAGGCCCTGCGCCTACGATCTTAATGCTTTGTGTGCTGGATGTCTTGTTGATGACGATGTAGGTCTTAGACTGCGCCGGGGCTGTGATTGTCCGAGTGGCTGTACCGCCTGCGGTCCAAAGAATAACTGCCTGACGCGCTTGGTTAGCCGCTAGGGTTGTAGTTGTCAGGGTTACATCTGCGTCAGCGCTAAGTGTAGTTGTGCCTGCTACAGCGGTATCTAGCAAGGAGGTAAGCGAGGTATTAACCGTGTCGCCCCATGTACCGGACAGTTCGCCCGTTACGGGGAGGGCTAGGCCCAGAAGGGATGTTGCTGCAGTAGTCACGGTAATTCCTTATATTGATAGGATTTTATTGGGTTTTAGGGCGTAATGCAATCATGCGTCCGCAGGTAGTGGTGTGTTACCTTCAGCAAGCCACTTTAGGTAGGCTTGGTAGTCCGTGTTGGCTGGGTCGAAGGGGATGAAGGCGTTGTCGGACAGGCGTTTAATGCACTGCACTTCATTAGTAACTGGATGAGGGTTTGTTAGTTGATACATGATTAAAGTTCCGAAGAAGCGGTGTATTGCGCTTGAATTTGATTTCCTGAAGCAACAGAGCCATTAACATACATCCAGCCCGTAGAGTTTGTACCTGTGTCGTACTGAGTATTGATTGTGTTTGTGCCTCCGCTTATATTGATAGAACCTGCCGTACCTCCAGTTGTGTACCAAGTTACTGTTGGACTTGCTCGCATGGACACCATTAGTCTGGCTTCCATTTGAGGCAGAAACGGGTCGGTGTTATAAATGCGGGTAGTCTTAGAACCTGAAACAGTATTCGTACCCACCGCAACATCGGTGTTGTATGATTTTTGAAAATACCGCTGACACAAAGCCAACTCCGTCCCATAAGGCCGGTAGTCAAACGATGTGGCTGTGCTGCCTTTTTCAAGCTGTACTCCGGTGATGTAGAAGGTGGCTCCGCTTGTTCCGACTACAGAGGTTGCGCCTGTGGCTGACATATATCCTGAACCTGCCCAAGCACCAGCAGTTCCGCTGTATGTTGCGCCAACCCCAAGACCAAAATAAACACGAAGACCAATACCATTAGTTGTAAGCCAAGTGCCGCTTGTATCGCCAGCAATAGTTACAGAAATTGTTGTCCAAGTATTTGCTGTTGGAATTGAATATGTAAACGGATAACTACGATTGAATGCGCTGTTGGAAATAGAACCACCAAAAGTACCTGTAAGGCTTGAATAAACCCTAAAAGACAAAGTAACTGTTGCCGCTGATGCAGTACCCCATGATAAATCAGCCGTGTTTAATCCTTCAATGTTTTGAGATACCCAATAATAATCCCCTGTTAATACTGAATAAGCTGACTGTGATTGAACTCCAACATAATTAGAAAACCCCGCAGGAGGAGTAATTGAGTTATAGTTTTGGCTACCATTTAATTTTGCTCCTACTGTTTGTGCCACTTGCCATCTATCTAATGCGTATCCGTTAATAGATGTGCCGAAAGCAGCCCCAGCGTTCCTCTGGTCAATCACCATTGCGCCGTTGATGATGCGGTTTTTGAAGCCTGTGTACTGGGCATTTGTACCCAGCAAGCCTTGGTCAACAACTGTTAAAGCCATTATTGGTTCTCCTCTGCTGGCAATGGTGTGTTGCCAAGTGCAAGCCAGCGTAGGTATTCGGCGTAGTCTGTGTTGGCTGGGTCAAAGGGGATGCAAGCGTTGTCTGATAAACGGATTACGCTTTGTGGCTCACCGCCATAATTGTTTTTGGTTAATTTATACATTTTTATAACTCCGCAGAAGCATCAATAAATGCTGTAGATGAATTGTTTGATTGAATTGCAACTGCTCTACCTTGTGTTAAACCAGCACCTGAAGCATTAAATCCTTGTGACCACGATTCTGTTGAACTCCAATTTCCAGCTAAAGAAGTCACGGCTGGTGAGCCTGTGCCATCATACAAACGTAAATTTGAAAATGAACAAGTTGGAGTAGTTCTCATTGTTACTGGATGTTTTGCGTACACGCCAGAACAGGAAGCCGCACTATCAACAACACCAATGGCAAAAGTATTAAAAAGAACGCCTGATACGCTTCTCCAATAATACCGCTGACAAAGCGCCAACTCCGTCCCATACTGACGGTACTCAAATGGGGATGCTGTTGTACCTGCTTCTAGCTGTACGCCTGTGATGTAGAAGGTTGCTCCGCTTGTGCCGACTACGCTGACTGCGCCTGTGGCTCCTGTATACCAAGCGCCCGCCCACGTATTAGCAGTTCCAAGTTTTGATGCAACAGAGCCTAAGTTAAACTGAGCAATAGCACCAACTCCGTTGGTAGCGCCCACCCAAGTTCCTGTTGTATCGCCAGCAATGGTTACTGTCTTTTGTTCCCAAGTGTTTGCTGCGCTGATTGTGTAGCTAAACGGGTAGCTGCGGTTAAAAGCGTTGTTGGTCATCGCGCCGCCAAACGTACCTGTCAACGAACTACGAACCCAAAAAGACAAAGTGACTGTCTGTGCGTTTGCAGTTCCCCACATCATGTCAACAAAGTTAAAGCCTTCAATTTTTTGATTGACGGAAAAATAATCATTTCCTGTTACTGCATAAGCAGACAAAGATGTAATTAGCAATGAGTTTGCAAAACCAGTTGGAGCAGTAGAAGATTGCTGCGCTGAAAATTTACTTACTTGAGAAAGCCAATAATTCCAGCGGTCACAAGAGCCGTACTGACCGTCAACCGTAGGAGTAACACTAGCCCCCGCATTACGCTGGTCTATCACCATCGCGCCGTTGATGATTCTGTTTCTAAAAGATACGTTGTTTGCGCCGCTTTGCGCTATGTTGACGGCTAGGGTCATGTTGTGTCCTTATGCTGTAAAGGTGGTTGTACCAGATGTAAAGGTGTGAATGGTGTACCCGTTGACTGAGGTAACAGTACCGCCAGAACCTCTTTGTATGCCGGGATAAGAAATAATAACAATTCCAGAACCACCGTTACCACCAGCGTAGCCATCGCCCCCACCTCCCCCGCCACCACCTGTATTTACTGTTCCAGCAGCACCAATAGCAACATTACCACCCGCACCGCCCCCACCAGCGCCGCCAGTACCCGCAGCTTGTGCGCTTACCCCGCCGCCGCCCCCACCTGCGTAGTAAGCATAAGCACCGCTTATACGCGACAACATTCCAGAGCCACCGTTACCACCGCAAAGACTTGAACCTTGCCCACCCGTCATCCCTGCGCCGCCGCCACCACCACCACCATACGAAGCGCCAATGGTATAAGCACACCCACCAGCAAACCCTTGTCCAGCAGTTCCAGCGCCAAACGCAGTTGAGGTGTAAGCAGAACCCCCACCTGAGCCACCAGTAGTTAACGCGGCTCCACCGAGACCCATACCATTACCACCGCCAATAGCGGTTAGGCTAAATCCAGTAGAGTTTGAGCCAACTGTTCCGTTTACTCCTGAAGCACCACCTGTTCCGCCACCACCAACTACAAGGCTATATCCAGTTCCCGATGTAACGGTAAAAAAACCGTTAAGTACGCCGCCGCCACCGCCACCGCCTCCAACACGCCCGCCACCGCCACCGCCTCCAGCAACAAGAAGATATTCAAGGCTGTACGTAGTTGCAGATATAGAAGACAGGTTATAGCCAGCAGCACCTATAGCCAAATAAGAAGAAGACACGCTACCCGCAGTGGCAGGGATAGCGTTCAACACCGAACTAACCAAGAAGCTCTCTGTGACTACTGCATCGCCTACTGTGCAGGCGTTGTTCAATACTACCGTTGTGCCTGTGGTGGCTGTAAAGTCTGTAGATACAAGCCGTACCCCGTTCCTGTAAACGTCGATGTAGCCAACGGTATAGGAAGGCACACTAAATGATGTCTGACCCGCTGTTGCCGTGAAGTCTGTGACGGTTCTGTAAGCTGTAGTCGTTACGCCACTGGCTGGGATGCCAAGGTATCTAACGCTGATGTTGCTTGTACCGCTTGGCGGGGCGGCTGAGAAGGTCAGGGTTGTGCCTGATACAGAGTATGTACTTGGGTCTTGCGTTACCCCACTTACCACCACTAAACAAGATGACGTATTGGCAGGAGCCACCGTCATGGTGTAGGCTACTTGTGAGCCTGTCCCGCTGAACGTATCAGTCAGAAATGCTGCTGAGATTGGGGAGTTGCCGATGTAGCTCATGCTAACTGTTCCTCGGTGGGTCGTGCATAGGTGGGGTGTTCCCACTTGGCTATGTATTCAGTTTCACCCTCTTTAAACAACGCAATGCTTCCAAACACTTGGCGAAATTCCATATCGTCAATTTGCGGATAAATTGATTTAATTTTTTCATAGAGTGTCATCATGCGACCCTTATTAAAACTGCTTGCAATAGTGCATAGATACCACTTGCTGTTCCACCAGCAATTTGAAAAGCGGCAACCGTAATGTAATCAGTTGTTCCATTCATTTGAACAATACTAGACGCTTCAACTTTTGGATAAATTGCAGAACCAGAACCAATTCCAGAATATGCATAAGATGAGTTGTTTTTAAGAATGGTTGTACTAATAACAACTGCATTTATTCCGTTGACATCCCATCCAGTCCAAGCATTAACTAAGTAGTATCCTGCTACTTGAGGTGTGAATCTGCCAGTTGTTGTGCTAAAAGCACTTGCTGTGTCAACCACACTTGCGCTATATGATGTAAATACAGTTGAAGTAGCAGTTGGAACACTTACTGCGGTTGAAGACCCAGTTATTAAAAGCGGGCCAGTACCAGCCACACCAGTAGCCAATTTTGTTTGGGACACCCCTGCTGCTTCGAGCCCCGCTGTTCCAATAGTGCTGATAGGCATTATCTACTCTCCAAAGCCAACGCCTGCTCTGCTTGACGTTCTGCGGCAGACTTAGTTGGGGCAGCGTTCACTATGTCTTCTTTGGAGCCGGAGATAGTGCCACCAATTGAAGTGATACGCTCTACCTCTGTGGCAACAATTTCCTCAATGGCAATGCGGCAGCGATTGTGAACCGCGTTGTCAATCCAGTCTTGTGCAGATATTGCAACAAATTCCAATGCTTTAAACTCGGCATCAGAAAGAGTAATGTAAATTGTGTGAGACATTATTGTTCCTTTTTAACCAACTAGATAACCTAAAAAGCACGAATAAGTACCACCATATGCTGGATTGGCCCCCATAAATACGTATACATAATCTCCAACATTTAAAGTAACCATTATTGGTTTTGTAGCCGTTTGGAAAGCAGTGCCGTTGGTATAACTTTCTACATTCGAGCCATAAATACTCGCTCCATTTTTGCTAATGGAATAAAATATGGCTGTTGAAGAATTACTTAAAATACTTGCGCTAAAAAAATAAGTTCCAGCAACGGGGGCGGTAAAACGATAAGTTGATGTATCGTAACTATTACTAACATTTATTGAGGCTTGATTAAATGCGGCAACAGAACTTGCAGCAAAAGCACCACTAGCTGCCCCACCAGTTTGTGTTGCATAAAATGCTGGCTGAAGAGGTGTTGTTACATATCCAGCAGTACTAATAATGACTCCCGTTGTCCCTGCGCTTTGTAGCGTTAGGGCTGTGGCTGTTGCGGATGTTATTGTGCTAATCGTGGGTGTTGTAATCGTTGGGCTGGTTTGGAATACCCCTGCACCTGTGCCTGTGCTTGATGCCATTGATGTGGCTGTCACCGTCCCCTGACCCGGTGCTATGACCTGAGTGATGGGGCTGGTGTAGTACACATAGATATTGTTTGTCCCGCTCAGAGGGGCAGAGGTGAACGTGATGGTGCTGCCACTGACCGTATATGCCGAACTGGGGTTCTGGGCTACGTTGTCAATGGTGACTTGGACTTGGGCCACAGACGCAACTGGGCGAGACAGCGTAAATGCCGTGGCAGAGCCTGTACCACTGAAGTAATCAATGGCTGGCGTGAAAGCCTGTGTGGTGTTGGTGTTGCCTATAAAAGCCATGTTATGCCGCCAATAAGACAGAAACCACTACGTCAGCCGATGTTGCTGCGCTTGATACCACCTTTAGCGCATCTGACGCAATCAGCACAATCCTGTTACCTTGAATTACCTCTAGCGAACCGCCCACGGGAACAGTAGCCGTCTTGACCAAGTAGTA